GCCCATGCCCCGTTCCCTTGTTTCGTTCTGGAAACGTGTCGCCACCAGCGGCACCACCGCCGATGGTCGCGAGATCCTTCCCCAGGAACTGCGCGACATCGCTGAAACCTACAAGCCGTCCAAGTACACGGCGGTGATCTGGTGTGACCACGAACGCTGGCCTGGTTCCCACGGCACCGTCTATGCCGTGCGCTTGGTGGAAGAGGGCGACGACCTGGAGGAGGGGCAAATTGCCCTGGAAGCCCAGCTCAAGCCCAACGATCGACTGCTGTACCTGAATGACCAGGGCCAGAAGCTGTTCACCAGCATCGAGATCACCCCGAACTTCGCCGGCACTGGCAAAGCCTATTTGACCGGCCTGGGCGTGACCGATGAACCCGCCAGCCTGGGCACTCAGGAACTCTACTTTTCGAAGAAAACCCACAAAAACGCCTTCTACGCCGCGTCCGTTGAGCTGGGCTCCTTTGAAGAGGAACCCCAGGGCGAAGTGGGCAAGCTGATTTGCTTGCTCACCGGCTTGTTCAAGCGCTTCGCAGCGGACACCGAGCCCGCCGAACCCACCACCCCAACCGAGAGCAAACCCCCAATGGATGAAGCTACAGCAACGGCCTTGAAAGCCCTGCTGGCTCAATTGCTGATTGTCGCTGCCGGCATTCAAGCTGTGATTGAGCCTGTCGCGGAAGAGGCCCCCGAGCCCGACGCCGCGCCGATCGATGACGTGCAAGCCGCTGTCGACGGCATCGTGACCACTGCCGAAGAAGAGCGCGAGTTCAGCCGCAATGGCGGTGCCACGAACAAAACCCTGCTCGCCAGCATGGCCGCTCTACAGAAGCAATTCACCGCGCTGCAGAACACCCCCACCGGTCGCCAGTTGCCGCGCAACGCCGGCCCTGTGACCGCTCCTAAAAAGCGGGTGCTGTGACATGGGCCAGCCACTTAGCGCCAAAGGCGCCAAACACTACGCAGAGCTGCAAGAAGCGATCGCCGAAACTTACGGCGTTGAACGCGCCAATAAGACTTTCAGCGTTGAACCGTCGATTGCTCAAGAGCTGAACGACTCGATCACCGCCAAGGCCGACTTCCTGGAGCGCATCAACGTCGTCCCGGTCAGCGAGATCAAGGGTGAAAAGGTGTTCATCGGTGTCAACGGCCCAGTTACCGGCCGCACCAACACCAAGACCACCGATCGTGAAGCCAAGGACGCTTCGGCGCTTGAAAACACGACCTACGAACTGAGCGACACTCAGTCCGACGTAGGCTTGCCATACGCCAAGATCGACGCTTGGGCGAAGTTTCCAGACTTCAAAGATCGCTATTCGGCCGCCGTGCAAAAGCGCATTGCCCAGGACCGTATCGTGATCGGCTTCCACGGCACCCACGCGGCAACGCAAACCGATCTGGCTGCAAACCCCAAGCTGCAGGACGTGAACAAGGGCTGGCTGCAGCAACTGCGTGAGCAGGCCCCGCAGCAGGTGCTCAAAGAAGGCGCCACCGCTGGCAAGGTCAAGCTGGGCGCCGGTGGTGACTACGCCAACCTTGATGCCTTGGTGCACGACACCAAGCAGATGGTCGACGAGATCTTGCGCGAAGACGGCGACCTTGTGGCGATCATCGGTTCGGACCTGTTGGCGGCTGACAAGGCCAAGCTGTACACCAAACAGGGCGACACCCCAACCGAAAAAGAGCGCATCGAAAACCTGCAGGTCATCGCGACCTATGGCGGCCTGCCTTCGTTCAGTGTTCCGAACTTCCCGGTCAACGCGGTGTTGGTCACCAGCTGGGACAACCTGTCGATCTACTTCCAGGACTCCAGCTGGCGCAAGCAGGCGGTCGACAATCCGAAACGTTCCCGCGTCGAGGACTACAACAGCCGCAACGAAGGCTACGTGATCGAGCAGTTGGAAAAGATCGCGCTGACCGAGAACGTGGAGCTTGTGGCGTGAGCCTGGCTCTGTCGCACAAGCGCCGCACCCTGGCCATGGGAGTAACCGCCATTGCTGCTGCCCTCTCGGGTGCGGCCATGGCGTACACCCCGGCCGACGCGCTGAGCAGCCCCGCCAATGCGCGCAAACACCTGTTGCTGCAGGAAGCGGCGTTGGACCAGGACCTGGCGCGCATCAGTGCCATCAATGGCCTGGCCGGACGCCAGGCGCTCAAGCGGGAAGAGCTGCTGCCCAAGTACCAGGAATACGTCCAGCGCTACTGCGAATCGGGGCTGAATTTCCCGAATCGCGTTGCGGTGCAGGTCATGGTCTGGCTGTTCGATACCGCCCAGTTCGATGACGCCCTGGAACTGGCGGACTTCCTGATGGAACAGGGCCAGCAGATGCCGGAGCGCTTCAGGCGCCGCGACATCCAGACCTTTGTCGCTGACGCCGTGTGTGAGTGGGCCTACGCCGAATACACCGCCCAGCGCAGCCCTGAGCCGTACCTGTCCGATCTGTTGCCACGGGTTGACGGCGAATGGCAACTGACGGAGCAGATCCCCAGCAAGTACCACAAGTTGATCGGCATGCGCGCCATGGAGGCGAAGCAGTGGGACGTCGCGCTTAAGCACTTGGAACGCTCGACCGAACTGTACGCCCAGGCCGGTAACAACACCCGCATCAAAGAGGTCCGCAGGGCCCTGGAAAAACAACAGGCCACAACGGCTTCCGAATAACCGACTACCCCCCCAGCGGGAACCTGTGGAAGTGAGCCGCCCATTTATGGACCGTCCCACTGAAAACAGGCTTCCCGCCCTATTTGAGCGGTCAGCATGAGCTTTTCAGGTAAACCCACCACCCTCGTGGAACTGGCGATCGAGAACGACGGCTTCTGGCCGAACCTCGATGTGGCCGAATTCCAGAAGGGTTACCGCCTGCCGGCGGAATACCTGGTGGAACTGCTGACCGCTGAGTTGACCACGGCCATGACCGAGGTCAACAGCGACTTGGCCAAGTGCAAAGCCCGTTGGCAGAACGTGGGTGTCACCATCTTGGAATCTGCTGACCCTATGGTGCTGCCCGAGCGCACATTTCACGCAGCGACGTACAAGCGCGCTGTGTACTGCAGGGCAAAAGCCAGCCTGCTGCCCCAGTTCGTGACCATCATCCGCCGCGACAGCGCCGAGAACCTGGGCAAGGAACTGCCAGACCGTCCGGAAACCTTCCTGGCGTTCAGCCAACAGGCCGTGCGCTCGCTGCAGGGCCGTGGCCGCGTCACGGCGGCGCTGCTATGAACAAGCTCCGCGCCCTGACCACCTACTTGATCGGCCTCAACCTAGTGCTGCCCGAGCAGATCGACAGCTGGGCCGAGCAGGTCAACCTCGATCTGATCTGGAAGCCGGGCACCCAAGGTCTGCACATGGGTGACATGCGTTACCGCGCCGTGTTCGTGATCGAGCGATTTGCCGGCAACCCGGCGTTGCTGATGGCGCTCCTGGGCGGCTGGCTGGAATCCAACGATCCCGATCGGGACGACGACCTGCCGGCGCCGACCTTTGCTGTCGACCAGGTCACCCCAGACGAAGCGGATTTAGAGCTGACCCTGGAGTTCGTCGAGGCCCAGCACCTGGCCGAGGATCCCAACGGCCTGATCGATGCGTTTGGCAAGAAATGGGGCCTGATCGACTTCGACCTTTGGACGGCCGAGCAGGGCGAGGTGCGCAGCCGTGGCGCGTAGCACCTTCGAGCTCGATACCCGGGGCTATCTGGGCGTGCGCGAGCAGTTGGCTCTGCTCAGCCTCCCCCCGCAGCTGCGCCGGCGTCTGCTCAACAACGTCAGCAAGCGGATCCGGACCATGGGCCGCAAGCGAATCCGCGACCAGCAGAACCTGGACGGCTCGCCATTCGAGGCCCGCAAGGGCGATGGCAAGGGCAAAAAGAAGATGGAGGCCGGCTTGGGCAAGTTGCTCCAGGTCACCGCCCTGACCCCTGACAGCGCGACCCTGGGCTGGCGCAACGGCTTGACCAGTTGGGTCGCCGCGCAACAGCACAACGGTGCCTCCGAACGCCGGACCGCCTCGCAAATGCGCCGCTGGAACCGAGTCCCGGAAGGGCTGGCAGCGACCGACAAACAGGCCAAGCGCTTGCGTCGTCTGGGTTTCAAGGTTCGTCAGGCGGGCAAAAAGAGCCTCACACGGCCGTCCGTAGCGTGGATTCAAGAACACGTGAACTACGCCAAGGCCGGGTTGCTGATTCGCATCCTGTCCGACGAAAAAGCCGAGGGAAACGGTGCGCAAAGCTGGGAAATCACCTTGCCCAAACGCCAGTTCCTGGGCGTCAGCACCGACCGGGACACCAGCCTGCTGGTTAACCAGGTGCTGCAACAAATCCTCAACTCAACCCGCTAACGAGGCACTGCATGGCACTTGGCAAAGTCAGCGTCAACAATCTCAACCTCGGCCAGGGTGCCGTGACCGAGATCGAACGCTATTTCCTTTTCATCGGTCCCGGCGCCAAAAGCGTCGGCAGCCTGATCCCTTTGAACACCGACAGCGACCTGGACGTGATGCTGGGCATCCCGCCCAGTGATCTGAAAACTCAGGTCACCGCAGCCATGGCGAACGGCGGCGATCGCTGGGCGTGCCTGGCCGCTCCGCTTGCTGCAGACGGCGACTGGTCCGACGCCCTCGAAATGGCCCAGCAGCAGGGCTTTTCCGTCGAGGCAGCGGTGATCACCAAACCGGTGACCGCTGCAGCGGAACTCTCCGCGATGCACGCCGCCGCGATTGCCATCAACAACACCTACGGGCGCCGCCTGTTCGTCATGGCCAGCACCGTGGGCATAGCTGCCGAGCAGTCCTGGGCGGACTACCTGACGGAACAGAAGGCGATCCCCCAGGATCTGGCTGCGCCGCGTGTCCTGGTCGTGCCCCAGCTGCACGGCAATGACCTGGGCGTTCTGGCAGGGCGCCTGGCCAATGCGGCCGTCAGCATTGCCGACAGTCCCATGCGTGTCGCATCTGGTGCCGTACTGGGCTTGGGCCCCGTGCCCAAGGACAAGGATGGCGTACCGCTGCCGTCGGCCATCCGCTCGGAGCTCGACAAGGCCCGTTTCTCTGTCTCGCAGACCTATGCGGACTACCCGGGCGTGTTCTGGGGCGACGGCAACATGCTCGATGCGCCGGCGAGCGACTTCCAGGTGGTCGAGTACCTGCGCTTGGCCGATAAGGCCGCCCGCCAGGTTCGGCCGCTGCTGATCCGGCGGGTAGGTGATCGGCGCCTGAACAACACGCCCAACAGCATGGCGGCCGCTGCTAGCGCCTTCATGAAACCGCTGCGTGTCATGGCCAAGTCCGCGAAGTTCGCCGGCCAGGTGTTCCCGGGAGAGATCGAGTCGCCGAAAGACGGCGACATCGTCCTGGTGTGGCACACCAAAACCAAGGTCGAGGTGTACATCAAGATCAAACCCCTCAATTGCCCGAAAGACCTGACGGCGAACATCGCCCTGGATCTTTCCAACGACGATTCGGAGTAACCCCCTATGTCCCGTATTGGCGGTAAAAACTTCGACATCAACCTGGGCGATCTCCAGATCCATATCGAAAGCTGCACCCTGGATATCACCGACAACACTGCTGTGGCGCAAACCCGTGGCGTGCCCAACGGCCATGTCGATGGCGACGTGGCAGCGAGTGGTGAGTTTGAGTTCGACACCAGCAACTTCAATTTGTTGATCGAGGCCGCAGGTAAGGCGGGCAGCTTCCGCCAGTTGGAGCCTTTCGACGTGGTGTTCTTTGCCAAGGCCGGCGAAGAGGAACTGCGCATCGAGGCATTCGGCTGCAAGTTGAAGGTCTCCAGCCTGCTCAGTGTCGATCCCAAAGGTGGGGAGAAGTCCAAGCACAAGGTGCCGTTCGAGGTCACCAGCCCGGACTTTATCCGCGTCAACGGCGTGCCATATCTGGCTGCAGCCGAGACCGAGGGCCTGCGCTGATGGTGTGCCCGTTCGACCGTGCCCAAGCCCTGGAGCAACGCCAGCGTGATCAGGCGATTGCCGCTCAGCTCGCCCGGGCGTGTCCGAGCGGGCCAAGCCTGACCGATTGCCAGGACTGCGATAAGCCGATCCCTGAACAACGGCGCGCCCTTGGTGGCATGACCCGCTGCGTCCCGTGCCAGACCCTTTTTGAGCAAGGAAAGCGCTGATGACTGAGTCCGTAGTCAACGATCCGGTACGTCTGCTGGAACGCGACATGGCGGTGTTCAAACACCGCCTGGTCAGCTTGGAAAAACGCCAGGAGTCGGTCCCGACCCGTGTCACCAAACTGGAGCAACAGTTCGAACACATGTCTGGCCAGCTGTCGGAACTCAACGAAGGCCAGCAGAAGCTGACCGTCGTCGTCTCCGACATCGGCAAGAAGATCACTTGGGCCCTGGCCATTGCCAGCACCCTCTGGGCCATCCTGCAGATGATCGGCCCGACCCTGTTGCGGGCGGTGTTCCCATGAGCCTGCGCGGCAAGATCGCCGCCGGCGGCATTGCGCTCTGCAGTTCCACACTGGTGCTGTTTCTGGGCACTTGGGAAGGCAACGGCCAGAACACCGTCTACGCAGACAAGTTGGCCCAGGGCCTGCCGACCGTATGCAAAGGGATCACCCGACACACCAGCCCCTATCCGGTGGTTGTCGGTGACTACTGGTCGGACGCCCGCTGCAACGAGGTGGAGCAGTTGGTAATCCGCAAAGGGCAACTGCAGCTCGCCGATTGCATTACCAATCAGCAGGTCGGCCAGAACACTTTTGACGCCCTGAGCAGCCATGGCCACAACTTTGGCACGCCCAGCACCTGCGCCAGTCGGGCGGTGGGCCTGATCAACGCCGGCCGCATCAAGGACGGATGCAAGGCGCTGGCCTGGGCCCCTGACGGCAAAACCCCGGTCTGGGCATTCATCACCACCGCCCAGGGCAAGAAAGTGTTTATCCCGGGGCTGCACGCGCGCCGGTTGGCCGAAGCGGCACTGTGCGAGGCGGGTTTGTGATGCTGCGCGAAGTCTTGTTTCCGGTGCTGTTGTGCCTGCTGGCTTACATCGGATTCGACATTCTGCAAGGCCAGCGCGACACCGCCCGTGAAGAACGTGACGCCGCGCAGTCCGAGGTCACAGGCCTGCGTGAGGCCGCTCGTATCAGCGGCGAAATGCTCGCCGCTCGCGACGATATCGACCGTACCCGTACCGAGGATCTGAACCATGCACGCACTGAAATCGACACTTTGCGCCTTGCTGTTGCCGATGGCCGTCAGCGGCTGCGCTTCAAAGCTACCTGCAGCGTCACCACGCCCGAAAACACCGGCGCCGGCGGCGTGGCTGATGCAGGCACCGCCGAACTCGCAGCAGACGCTCGACCGGATTATTTCACCCTCAGAGATCAGCTTGCCCTCAGCAAGCAAATGATCCTGGGCCTGCAGGACTACGTGCACCAGGTGTGCCTGCGCTGACCCGAATCACCCCTTTAACCCAACCACTACAACGGACACGAACATGAGCCAGATCCAATCCCGCGACATCACCCTGGAAGTCGGTACCAAGGAATTCACTTTCAACCTGACGCCCCAGGACGTGACCAAGTACTTCAACGCCATGACCGCCAACAACAAGGTCGCGCCGTCCTTCAACCTGCTGAGCAGCACCGTGCTGCCGGCTGAAAAGGCCGAATTGCGCGAGCTGATGGCCAACCCGGTGATGACCATGCAGATCGCCGGCGCGCTGCTCGAGGAGTACGCCCCTGACGTCGAGATCATCGTAAAAAAGCCCTCGAGCACGCTGACCGCCTAAGCGAGGACGGCCTGGGCCAGCTGCTGGCCCTGACCAACCGATGGCTACCCGGTGCCGAGCCCAGCATTGAAAACATGGGCACGGCCAAGTGGCTGGAAGACGAACACTGGAAGCGCATGGAATTCGCCGTGGCAAACGGCATCGCCCATGCGTTGAACGGATAGGAAACACATGGCCGACCGTAGCGCCCGCCTGGATTTCATCCTGGCCCTGACCGACAAGGTCACTGCACCGCTGGGCAAGGTGAAAATGGGCTTCTCCGAGCTGACCGAGCAAAGCGAAAAGAACATCAAAACGATGGGCATGGGCTTGGCCGGTGTAACGGGCGCTTTCGTCGGCATCAACGAATCGCTGCAGCCTGCTTTGGAAATGAACCGCGCCCTGGGCGAGGTCAAGTCGCTGGGCGTGGCCGAGGACGCGCTGACTGCGCTGAATCAGAAGTCCCTGGAGTTCTCAGTGAACTATGGCGAGAACGCCCGGGATTTTGTCGCGTCGGCCTACAGCATTGAGGGCGCTATCAAGGGACTGACGGGCAGCCAGCTGGCTACCTTCACCAACACCAGCAACCTGCTGGCCAAGGCCACCAAGTCCGACGCCGACACCATGGGCGCCTACGTGGGCACCATGTACAACCTGTTCAAGGGCCAGGCCGACGCCATGGGCAAGGGTGAATGGGTCGAGAAACTCGGCGGACAGACCGCCCTGGCCGTGCAGCTGTTTCGCACCGACGGCGCCCAGCTCAAGGACGCATTCAAGGAAGTGGGCTCGATCGCCACCGCCGCCGGCGTCGATATCGCGGAGCAATTCGCGGTGATCGGCTCGCTGAGCAGCACCATGGAGGGCGGCGACGCCGGCGGCCGCTACAAAGCGTTCTTCGAGAACCTGGGCGCCGCTTCCGAAAAGATGGGCATGAAGTTCACCGACTCCAACGGCAAGGCGTTGCCCATGCTGCAGATCATGGAAAAGCTGCAGGGCAAACTGGGCGACCTGACCAGCGCGTCAGCGAGCGCCAAGCTGATGGAAGTGTTTGGCGGTGAGGGTGCACAGGTCATCAGCTCCCTGGCCAAGGACACCGATCGCCTACGCAACGGCATGGATAAGCTGGGCAAGGTGCGCGGCCTCGAGGACGCCGAGAACATGGCCAAGGCCATGGTCGACCCTTGGCAACAGTTCGCCGCCGCTGTCGAAGCGTTGCGCATCGCCTTCGGCCAAGCGCTGATCCCAATCCTGACCCCGTTGATGGCCAAGCTGTCCGGCATCGCCGGCACCATGACCCGCTGGACCCAGATGTTCCCCAACATCACCCGGGTAATCGGCATTACCACGCTGACCATCCTAGCGATCATCGCCGCCATATCGCTGCTGACCTTTGCCATCGGCGCCGGCCGTATGGCTTGGCTGGCCATGGTGAGCGTCTGGAAAGTGGTGCAGCTACTCAACCTGCGCACCGCCGCCGGCTTCGTTCTGCAGAAGCTTGTCATGCTGGCTTATCTCTCTGTATTGGCACTGCTGGGCACGGTCATGTTGGTCGTGCGCGGCGCGATGCTGCTCTGGCAGGGCGCGATCTGGCTGGTCAACGCCGCGCTGCTGGCCAACCCGGTCGTCTGGATCGTGATCGGCGTCATGGCCCTGATCGCTGTCGTGGTCGCCGCCGTTGTGTACTGGGACAAGTGGACGTCCGCGCTGATGAACACTGAGGCCTTTAAGTGGGTCAGCGCGCAGCTGAAAGCACTTTCTGACTGGTTCACATCCATGGGCGGCTGGAGTGGCATGGCGAAGGCGGCATGGGACGGCATCGTTGCGATCTTTCACAAGTCGATCAACACCCTGATTGAGTTGCTGAACAAGATCCCCGGCGTCGATATCGAGACCAAGTTCGGCGCGATGCCCGAGGTGCCCGGTACCGACATCGGTGTCAACACCGTGGACGGCGCTGCAGCGGCGCAGAAAGCGCGGGAAACCATCAACTCGGCCATTCCAACCCTGTCGCCGGCGCGGCCCAACGCCGTGCCCCCGGGCGGCTTGCTGACCAGCATCCAGAACAACAACAGCAGCCAGAACAAGGGTACCCATGTGGAAACCCTGAACATCCATACCGGCAAGCCTATGACCCCGCTGGAGCTGGAAAACATGATGAGCATGGCGGTACCAGGATGAGCGAATACATCGACCTGCTGATCCAGGACAACGACCTGGTGCTGGATCTGTCCCGTCAGCCGCTGCTTATCGATGACCGGGCCAGTATCGCCCAGGACATCGCTCACATGATCCGCGACAGCGGCCTGCTGGTGACCCTGGTTGCTGAGCGCGATCGGCTCAAGCAGCGCGACTGTATCCAGCAATTGGAGCTGCTGGTGGAGGCGGACGAGCGCCTGGTACCGGGTACCGCGTTGATCACTCAACTGGCGCCAGGGCAGTACCTGGTGACGGCCACCACCCTGAAATTCGGCACGATGGAGGTAACGTTGTGAGCGACGTAGATTTTAAGCAGGCCCTCACGGACGCGGGCATTCCGACCACCGAGGCCGGACTGCGCCAGGCGTGGGAAACAGAGATCGCTGCCCAGGGCAGCAAACTGAGCAACACCAGCACCTGGTCGCCGTTCTGGCGGGTGGTCACGGCCCTGGTCACCAAACCGGTGCTGTGGATCTTGGAGTTCTTCGTGGCCACTGTGCTGCCGAACTTCTTTGTGAAAACCGCCGTCGACGCCTGGCTGGATATGCTGGCCTGGGGCGTGAACGTTGAGCGTAAGGGCGCGACAAAGGCCAAAGGCTTTTTGCTGTTCACCCGGGTCGCCGCCGGCGGCGCCCTCGAGGTCCCGGCGGGCACGGTGGTGCAGTCGGCCATGATCAACGGCCATGTTTATCAATTGGTGACGACGGCGGTCGGCACCTTCACCGACGGCCTCATGCAGCTGCCGATTCCGGTCGAAGCGGTGGACGTCGGCAGCGGCTTCAACTTGGCGCCGGGGTATTACGCGATTTTGCCGGTGCCGATCGCCGGCATCGCCCAGGTGGTGAATGTCGAGGGCTGGTTGTCGAGCCCCGGTGCCGATCCAGAACCCAACGACGAGCTGCGTCTGCGTGTGCGCAACCAGTTCTCGGCGGTCAACCAATGGCACACCGACGCGGTGTATCGGGCGATGATTTCGGCCTTCCCGGGCGTGCGTCCAGACGGCGTGTATTTCGAGCACGGCGCCCCGCGTGGCCCCGGCAGTGCCAATGCCTTTGTGCTGTTCGATGCGGACGTGCCGGCGGCGACTTACCTGGAGCAGATCAACGCGCACATTCGCGACCTGGGCAACCATGGCCACGGCGACGACCTGCTGGTGATGGTGATGCCCGAAACCCTGCACGCGCTGAGCGTGACGCTCTGGCCGCGCTCGACCTTGACCGAAGTCCAGCGTCAAACCTTGCGGGACGAAATCGCATTGTTCATCCGTGCCGCCTTTCGTGAGAGCACCACCAGCGACTATCAGCCGACGCTGACTTATCCACAGTCGCGATTTTCCTTCAGTCGCCTGGGCGAAGAACTGCACCAGCAATTCCCGGGCATCGAGTCGTTGCACTTCGACAACGACGACATCCTCTCGGAGCTCAACATCCCCCGGATCCAGAGTCTGGAGGTGCTGATCAATGATTAAGCTCGATCTGAAGTTCTGGCTGGCCGGTACCGAGCTGACCAAGCTCAAGGACGCTGCCCAGAGCTGGTGGGAAAAAGTCGAGGGGTGGTTGCGTTGGCCACTGCTGCAGCTCGACGCCGATACCTGCCACCTGGTCATGCTCGATCTGCTGGCCTGGCAGCGCGACATCACCCGCTTCAAGGGCGAGCCGGAGGCCCTTTACCGCCTGCGCGTGAAGTTCGCCTTTATCAACGCAGTGGACGCTGGCAGCACTGCCGGCATGAAACGCATCCTGCAGCGACTGGGGGTCGGTTACGTCGAGATCGAGGAACGCATGCCCGATCGGGATTGGGACGTGGTGCTGCTGCGTTTCTCTGATTCCCAGCTGTCGAAGAACCCCGAGCTGCTGCGCGTACTGATCCAACAATACGGTCGCACCTGCCGCCGCTATGACTTCGTGACCCTTACCCCAGTGACCTTGCGTGTCGCCGTGGTCGACTTCAACGACGACCAGCAAACGCTGGTTGCCAGCCTGTAGGAGCCCCCCAATGGGAGCCAGCATTACCCTTGCGGGTGAAAACCTGATCGCGCAAAAACAAGCTGCCAACCAGGGGCTTGATGTGGTGCGGTTCATTTTTGCCAACGTGCCCGGACTCGATTCCAGCGGACCGGTCGATCGCGCCGCACCGAAGCCAGCAGCAGGGCAGATCGTCCACGTCTACGACATTCCCGACGGCAACGCGGGCTACGTGAACCCCAATCAGGTCGTGTACAGCTCGCAGATCGGCTCCGACGTTGGCGACTGGGACTTCAACTGGATCGGGCTGGAAACAGCCGAAGGCGTGTTGTTTGCGGTGGCCTACGTGCCGCTGCAGATCAAACGCCGCAATATCCCGCCGCTGCAGATCGGCAACAACCTCACGCGCAACTTCCTGGTGGCGTTTGACGGGGCCCAGCTGCTGACCGGCATCACCATTGATGCCAGCACCTGGCAACACGACTTTACCGTGCGCCTGGCCGGGATCGATGAGCGTGAGCGCCTGAGTAACCGCGACATCTTCGGCCGAGCCTGTTTTTTCGGCCCTTCGCTGCAGTTGGAGAAAGTCGGCAGTACGTATCAACTCAAGCCCGGAAGCGCTTATATCGAAGGTATTCGCCTGGTGCGCTCTGCTGCACTCGCAGTAGTGCCGCCGGCGTTCCCCGCCACAGCGTGGCTGGATGTGGCCCTGCAGCGCGAGCTGAGTGATGTGGTGGCCAGCTGGAACGTGGTGTTTGCCGCCAATCGTCCGGACTACACCGACAGCGCCGGTGTGCGCCACTACTGCGTGGCCATCGCTGATCTACCGAATGCCGCCACCATTACTGATCGTCGCAGCGTCGAGCTGATCGATGGTCCATTGGTCACGCACTTCGCGGCCCGCACCGGCGATTACGAACACCTGCGCGCTCGGGCCACCACCAAGGAAGACGTGGACCTGGGCAACCTCCCCAACGCCAAAAGCGACAGCCTGGTGCTCGCCGACAGTGAAAGCCTGGCGACGTCCAAGGCGGTGGCTGATCTGTGGAAAACGATCTGCGTGCAGATCTCCAGCGTGGCGGCGGATAAGGCGCTGACGGCTGCCGATCGGGGATTGGTGGTGGTCGACGCCGCCGCCGGCAACCGCACCGTGACGCTGCCCCCGGCGAACGCGGCATTGGGGGTGATCGACTTCATCGTTCGACGTGCCGACAACAGCGTCAACCGCCTGGTGGTGCAAACCAGTGGCGCGGACAAGATCAAGTTCCATACCCATTTGCGCGCCGCCGGTTACAGCTTCCTGACCCTGATGGGCTCAGGCGACTGGTGGCATTTGCGCAGTGACGGCGCCGGCAACTGGTGGCCGGTGGGACGGTTAGACACCACGCCGCTGGGCCGGCCGGTGTTTGAAACCACCCTCGTGCTCCAGCCAGGTGGCTATGGCGGCTTGAACAGTGCCGTGTTCAACCGGGCCGAGTGGCCGTGGTTATGGGATCACGCACAGCAGTCCTCAATGCTGACCACCGAAGCGGCTCGCGTTGGGATGGAAGGCGGGTGGACCAGTGGCGATGGAGTGTTGACGTTCCGGGGGCCGGAGGGTCGAG